TATCAAACCATAACTTGATTTTGCAAGTTAAGAAGGATCTGAGCATGTTTGATTTCAAGGTTTCTACCCATACCCATTACGACGATGCCTGTCGCAAATTCGCGTTAGCTCACAACATGGAAGACGTAGCTAAGCAGTCCGGCATGCGTGCGCAAACGTTGCGTAACAAGCTGAATCCAGACCAGCCACATCAGCTTACCGTCTTAGAGGTTTTAGCCCTTACTGATGTCACTGAGGATGCAACATTAGTTGATGGCCTGCTGGCGCAAATCCAGTGCCTCCCCTGTGTGCCGGTAAACGAAGTAGCTGATGAAAAATTTCCCCTTTATGTCATGAAAGCCACCGCAGAAGTGGGCCAATTAGCAGCAGGCGCAACCTCTAAAGAGCCTATGACAGCCAACTGTAAACGTGGCCTTCTGCAAAACGTTAATAGCGGTATTCGCTGCTTAACACTGGCCGCAATGGCTGTACAGGCGCGTATTCAGGCTAATCCGGCCTTGTCCTCAACTGTCGATGCTATCAGCGGCATCGGTGCATCATTCGGTATGAGTTGAGGTGTAATCATGATCTCATTGGCAGCAAGACTCACACGCCAAAGCCCATCCATGTCATACGGACACGGCTGGATCATGGGAGAAAACGGTAAGCGCTGGAATCCGGCAACGCCGTCAGCTTCAGAAGTAAAAGCACAAGCATTACCTAAGAGGAACAAATCATGGCTATCGAAGGCGATTCCATGTTGGTTGAACTAACAGCCGGTCAACGTGTTGCCGCGCTGAATCATGTTGCTCTACTTCGGGCTCAACTGATGGGCGGAAATTGCGAAAAAGATGTAGCCCGTTTTATTGCTGAAATGCGCGATGTTACTGACAGCAATTATCAGGATAACAAACGAGCGTTAAGCGCTATCTTTTTCCTGGCGCACATAGGTAAAGACCGGCACTCAGCCGATTTTACTGATCTCACTACTGATGAAAGAAACGCGTTGATTCGCGCAATGAACCACCTGAAAGCCGTTGTGAGTTTGTTCCCCAAACGAATGACTATTACGAACTAAATAATCCAAAGCAATTAATTGGCGTAAACCCGCCGGGATTCGCTTTGCCTGAAGAAAGGAAAATTACATGCTGAATAAATTACCTGGTACCAGTAAACCTGCTTCATATATTGAACTCGATATGATGCTGAATGATGCGCGCAAGGAAGAGCGTCTTGCTCGTGCAGAACTTATGGCCTCACGCCTCAATGTATTGGCATGGAAGATCCGTAGTGATGGAATGACACACATCGAAGCAGCCGAGCTACTTAATCAGGAAGCGGAAAAAATTCAGGCTCAGATTGAGGAGGCGCAATAATGGCTGACTCAATGGACATCGTGCAGCAGCGCACCGATGAAATGCTGGCTCGCAATATCGCCAATATCGTCAATCGCGCGCCTGCTATAAGCGCCTCATTTTGTGAAGACTGTGATACCCCAATTTCTGAAAAGCGCCGCCGCGCATATCTGGGTGTAACTCGCTGCCTTTTCTGCCAGGAAATTGAGGAACAGCGCAATAAACACCGGCAGGGTAATTCCTGATGCATGAGGAATTTGCTTACCCGTGGAATGCTCCACGGGAAGCCATCGCCAGCCCGTACCCCACCTATGAGGAAATGCAAAGCCGCAGTCAGACGATTGCGGCTTTAGTGCGTGCGCAGGAGCTACTTGAAAAGCAGCCGACTGTGATTCAGCTCGACGTTAAACGCCGCGTTAGTGATCTGGAAAAGACACAGGGAACAGCCCGCGCCAATGCGTACTTAACCAAAACATTTGTTGAGCGCACATTGCCACGCGTTGAAACCGTTAACGCTCAATATCGTGTAGGCGTAATGAAGGGGAGCACATTAAAGTTACTCGGCGGTAACGCAACTGAGCGTGACAATACGGCTGTAGCAGGTGGTCAGCTTTACAACCTAATGCGCCGCTTTAACCGCCTGCCGGATATGGCTCGCGCCGACGTTGATCTGCTTGCCGGGGATGTTGCTAATTTCATCCTGGCCGAGCTGGTACAGGCACACGCGCAGGCCAGTGACGAATCAGATTACAAATACACGCACCGCATTTACATGACCGCCGCCACCATCACCCGCGAGCTAAGCCAGACGCCTCCACTGTGGGAAAAGGTAACATCGCGCCTTTTTGACCCGGAGGAAGTTACTCCGGCAATCCTGCGTATGCAGACGGAAAAATGGTGGAAAGGCCGACTGCGCCGCGTGGCTGCATCATGGCGTGAACACCTTCAGATCGCCCTGGCTAACGTCAGCAAAAAGCACACCCCCTACGCCAGCAGCATGACCGTTTCAGAGTGGCGCGAGCAGAAGCGCCGCACCCGTGAATTTCTGAAAGGAATGGAGCTGGAAGACGAGGAAGGCAACCGCATCAGCCTGATCGAGAAATACGACGGCAGTGTGGCCAACCCGGCGATCCGCCGCTGCGAGCTGATGACCCGCATTCGTGGCTTCGAAAACATCTGCAATGAAAAGGGCTTTATCGGCGAGTTCTATACGCTTACCGCCCCGGCGCGCTATCACGCCACAATCAAAACCGGGCATCGTAACCGCAAATGGAACGGTGCCAGCCCCGCCGATACCCAGCGCTATCTCTGCAGCGTCTGGCAGAAAATCCGCGCCAAACTGCACCGCGAAGAAATCCGCATCTTCGGGATCCGCGTTGCTGAGCCTCATCATGATGCAACCCCGCACTGGCACATGCTCATGTTTATGCGTCCGGAGCAGGCTGAGCGCGTGCGCGAAATAATGCGCGACTACGCTTGGCAGGAAGACGGCAGCGAACTGACAACCGACAAGGCCCGTAAGGCTCGTTTTCACGCCGAGGCTATCGATCCGGAGAAAGGCAGCGCGACGGGTTACGTTGCTAAATACATTTCCAAAAATATCGACGGCTATGCGCTGGATGGCGAGACAGACGACGAGAGCGGCAAAGATCTGAAAGAAACTGCCTCCGCCGTTTCTGCCTGGGCGGCACGCTGGCACATCCGCCAATTTCAGTTTGTGGGCGGTGCGCCGGTCACGGTTTACCGCGAGCTGCGCCGTATGGCAGACAGCGAAACCGCGCACGGCCTGAGCGTTGAGTTTGCGGCCGCGCATAACGCAGCCGATGCAGGAGACTGGGCAGGATACGTTAACGCGCAGGGAGGCCCGTTCGTGCGCCGCGACGAGCTGGCTGTGCGCACCTGGTATCAGGCAAGCGAAGACTTTAATGAATACGGTGAGGAAACCGTGCGCATCAAGGGTGTTTACGCAACTGAAGTTGGCGACGATACGCCAATTTTAACCCGTCTGATGCAATGGAAGATTGTCCCGAAACGTGCCGTTGATTTGGGTTTTGAATTTAAGGACGCGCCCGCGTCCTCTCGGAGTTCTGTCAATAACTGTACGGAGCCAACAGGCTCTGAAGCTGCTATCGATTTCACAAAGCCCCCTACTCGCGCCGAGCGAAGAAGGATTATTAAGCGATTAAGAGAAAAGCCAGCGCAGGAGCAACCTGAGCCGGACAAATACCCACCTGAAGTGAGTCATTGCACAGAACGGGAGGCGTTGAAAAAGAGTTTCTTCGAGATCTCCAGGTTAACACTGTCCGACGGCGAAGCTGTGCGCATGATGAAAGGCTATACAATCAAGGTTGGGGAGCTTTCTTACTGGAGCGGTACAAGCGGCTATCTGTTCCATAGACGGAACAAGAATCCCACTCCGTTAAAAAGATTTAATGCTCTTGCGAAAAAAAGAGGCATACCTGTGCCTGATTAATAAAACGGCAGTCGGACTAATCTGAGCCGCACGATTCTTTACGATTCCAAAACGTCATGATACTGTTTATACATACAGTATATTTTGACTAGAAGGAGTTAATCATTTAATGGAAATAGATAATCTAAGCGAGACGGTTGCACGCATCCAGTTCATTGCTGACGTATCACTGATCGCACACTGCAAAGAAGATGAATTAAAAATGGCACTGTCGATGATCAGCGACATGGCAGGGACAATCGACACATCTGTTTTCGAAGTTGCCATATACCGCCAGGCTGAATGATTAATTGCCCCTTCCCTACCGTTCACTAGCCACCTTTCAGGTGGCTTTTTACTTCTGCATCAAAGTGCATATGCTTGCATGAATCCGCATGATCCAAATTGGATCGCTAAGCGTGTGTGAGGCCGGTGCTGGCGCGTTCAGAGGTAACACATGCACCTGCATGAAAAGCGATGCATAAAGCGGGCAGGCGTGGCGGGGATAGCATTGCGCGCAACCCTGTAAAGCAGGTATAACATACCTCTCTAATGGAGAAGGATGTCATTGAGTGTAAGTTCGCTACCAAACTGACTAACTTAAAGGAATATCACTTAGTGTCTGACTCCAATTTTTTATTGAAATAGGTCTTATTATGGAAATAATTGAAAAGAAATTTCATATCAAAAGTATTAATACTAAACGAATGGTTACAGATCAGGAAATTAACATTGAGCTTAATGGTAAGAATCTGATAATTACGGGTGATAATGGAAGTGGCAAAACAAAACTTGTTGAAGGAATATACAACGTTTTACAAACATTTATTATAGATACAGGTGTGAGCACTCTTAGTGATCTCGAATTGCAGGCCAATCAGCATGAAAGAGAAGCTAACTCTGTTAGGCCAGGTGAAGCCGTTTATAATTTTTACAACGAAAGATATAAGAAAACATCCGAAAAACTAAACAGCGCAAAATCCATTCGAATTGAAATTAATGATGCTAAGGGCTTCAAAGAATCATTTCACATCAGAAATGCTTTTATAAAATACTTCAGTGCCAGAAGGGCTTATGAGGCTAGTGAGGGCAATAGAATTGATAGTGTTAACTCATTCATAAAATCATATGCTGCTTATCCGCCAGCAAAAGATAAGGATATGGCACAACTATACTTTGAAAACTATATTTCAAGCTTAGTGACTTATGGAATGCTTAACGATTCAACAGGAAATAAATCTGAATCCAATAGGATATCTGATTGGTTTAATAAGGTAAATGATGATTTAAGAACTTTATTTGAAGATCCCTCTTTGGAGCTTGTTTTTGACATTGAAAATTTAAAATTAAAGATTGAACAGAAAAATAAAGCACCTTATTTTCTAAGTCAATTATCTTCTGGTTATTCATCCATCCTTGCAATTTATGCAGAATTATTAATGTGTGTTGAGTTAAATAGATTACCCCGGCATAATCTTCAAGGGATTGTAATAATTGATGAGATAGACGCGCATCTACATGTCAGTTTACAAAAGGTTATTTTCCAATTTTTCAAAAATGCATTTCCAGGGATACAGTTTATTTTAACAACTCACTCCCCCTTTGTTGTGCAATCTGTCAACGATGCAATAATTTATGATTTAAGTAAACTTGAACAACTTGATGATCTTTCCATGTATTCTTATGAAGCCATAACAAAAGGTTTACTTGGTGAAAAAACTGAATCTGAAATCATGACCGATGTTTTAACCGACTTGGAAAATGCGCTTACTGGCGAGCCAGTAGATTTAGATGTCCTTAGAAGTATATTAGCTAAGATGGAGCCTTATACCGAAAAGATGAATCCCCGCGCACGATCATTTTATATAATTGGATTGAATAAGGTTTTAGAAAAAGAGCAAGGAGGTGAATGATGTTTAATGTTCTAAGGAAAGAGCCTGCACCTGCCTGCCTCTTGGGAAAGAATTATAATCACCCATCAGTTATTGATACTCTCCATTCCATGTTCTTAGGGAAATGTTATTTATGTGAATCTGACAATCTTCAGGCTCCTGAGGTCGAGCATTTCATCCCCCATAAGGACGATGATTCACTAAAATATGATTGGCTTAATCTATTTTATTCATGTGCTAGATGCAACAGCATTAAGTCACATACTCACATTGAGCTTTTAGACTGCACTCATCCCTTTACTGACGTCTTTAATGAAATTATTCATGTCATGCCATCAATACCGAGTCAAGCTGTCACTATAAAACCATCTTCAAATGCGCCGAGTCAGTTAACGTTAAATACTGTAACCTTATTAGACAAGTGCTTCAACCTTGAAAATTCGTCTTTGAGGGGTGTTACCAGGGCAAGCCTGCTTGAGAATTTATTTTCGCATTATGAATATTTCCTTGAGCAACGAATGACATTAATAAATAAAAGAAGCAGCAATAAAGTTATCAACGATGCTTTAGACAACTTAGGCCAAATGTGCAAAGATTACTACCCTTTCTCAGTATTTTGGAAGTGGCATTTAATTCTCGATTCCGTTCTTATTGCAAGGCATCCTAGAATAAAGTCTATTTTTTAAAACGCCCGACAGGGCGTTTAAAATTCATATTTTCTGAAAGAGATTACCTGAACTCCAATCCAGTTATTAATCTCAGAAATTCTCTCTTGGAGTGGAGTAAGTTCATTGCGGACAAATACTTGTGACGCCTTAACCGCATCCCCAAATCCGCCTGAGTTGTCCGGGATAATCCCCATCATCTGCGGCGGCACGCGGTGCGCGCTTAACAGGTCGTCGCGGCTGGCCTTCTTAATGTTAAAGAAATCGTCTTTCGTCGCCACCTCGCTGAGTGGCAGTATCTTGATCCCGTCCGGCTTGCCGTTCGGCGCGTACATGAACAGGTTGCGGAAGTTACCCAGCCCTTTTGTGTCGCGCATCGCCTGGCGCATCCGGTCAACGTCGCTGCTGCTCTGCGCCGCATCGGTCATATACAGGATGTAACCGGCGTGTGCGCCATTCTGATAATACTTGCGGCGGAACAGTGTAGCCGCCTCATTCAGCCAGGCGGAGTTAAGCGCGCTGAGGTATTCCGGCAGGCCGTAAAGCTCCTGATTGATATCCGGCTCCAGCAGGTGAAACACGCTGCCGGCCGGAAATTCATGCGGCTCTTTCCAGTCATTCACAAACCAGTAAACGCCATCCTTCACGCCCCTGCGGGTGAATTTGGCCGGGGTGGTTTCAAGGCGCAGCGGCTTGCCCAGACCGTTGCGGCGCAGCTCGGCAAAGGCATTGCCGAAGACCAGATAATCCAGCGCAAACTTGCTGAACTCCTGCTGGCTCATCATCGGGTGCGGGATAAAGGTCGAGGCCAGAATGTTGCGCTTTACGTAAATCGGCGAACTGTGATGCACGGCTGCGCGCAGGCTCTTAGCCAGCCCGTTAAAACTGACCGGCGGCTCAAACCAGCGCCCGTTACCGATGCACTCGGCGTAATCCAGAATGTCGCGCTTATCCATAACCGGCGTCGGCTCGCCGAAGGTAAACGCCTCGGCGTGCTGCTGCGGTGCGGTTGCCTGTACCGGCTGTGTGGTGGCGGTGTGAGCCTTGCGGCCTCTGCGTTTGCTCATCAGTAAAATTCCAGAATTGAGGGATTAGCGCCCCCGCTTGCTGCGGTAAGCGGTTCGTTTAACAGTGCGTGCATGATTGCCCAGGCGACGTCGGCATGGCTGGCCTCTTCGCTGCGGCTCGCCTCATAGGTTGAGCGGTTGCCGCTGGCCGTCATTGTTTTGCGGATAGCCATAAACGATTGCGTGATATCCGTCGCCCCTGCGTCATACTCCAGCCGCCCGCTGCTGATGGTGTCTTTTGCCTTCAGTACCATTGTTGTTTTCACTTCCGGCGAGTATTTGATCTCGCGCGCGGCCGGGTAAAACTGGCGTACCAGCTGATAAACACCCTGGCCGATGCCGGTCGCATCCACGCCGATATATTCCACGTTGTATTTTTTCGTTAAGTCCTCGATAGATTTCGCCTGCGCGGCAAAGTCCATGCCCCGCCACTGGTGACGCTCCAGCACGCGGAACTTTCCGCCCGCAACGAGTGGCGGCGCGATAACCGCACAGCCTGCGCTGTCGCCGGTGTGCGACGGGTCATAGCCAATCCAGACCGGCCGGTAAGCAAACGGGCGCGGCAGGTACGGGTTAAAGTCTTCCCACTCTTCCAGGCTGTCGATCATGCAGGTCTGCAGCTCGGCAAACGGGAACACGCTGGCCTCATCATCGACAAAATCACACATCAGCAGGTTCTGATATTCCGCCGGGCTGTATTCAAGCTGCAGCTGCTCAATGTCGAACAGGTTGCAGCCGCCGGTCAGCGCATCCTCAACCGTCACGATCT